ACATTCCCTTGCGCGCGCACTCCTGGATCTGTTGCCACCTCATTTCCTGCCAGCCCCTCTATAATCTAAGACCATGCTTCTTAACCGTCGCCCGATCGTGCGCTCGGATACGCCTGCAAGTTCACTGATCTGTTTAATTGTCATGCCAAGACGCATTCCGCGACGGATCATTGTTTGCACCGGGTCATCATCTGCGCGTGGGCGCCCACCCTTGAGCCCGTTCATTGCCCCTCGGCTATCCGGCTTCTTAATCATTGCCGGGTTTTTCTGCTTGTCGATCTCAGTCAGCTTTTCCCAGGCCATACGATACAAATCCTGGTAATCCAATCGAACCATCTTAGTCACTTTATGCTATCTCCCATAAGCTTCTTCACAAGTTCTGCGTAGGTGTGGTTTCTGTTCATCTGTTGTGTTGCTCTGCGCTCGGCATTGATAACGCTTGTATGATCTCGGCTGATTGTCTTGCCGATCTCTCCGTAACTCATGCCGTTGGCGCGCATTGCCAAGACAGCCGCAGCCCGTCCTAAAAATATATGCTGGGTTCTTTCTTTGCCGCACACTTGTTTACGTGTGATGCTGGTAAGCTTCTCCAGATTTTCAAAGACCCTAGCGACACTGAACCCTCGCTCATGTTTAACGAATGCGTCTTGCATATCTCTCCCCAGACTGCGGCTGACATTTTTAAAATTGGATTTCGTCGTTCAAGAAATCGCCCGTGCTCGATGCCGGTGCTTGGTTGTATTGCCGAGCCGGTGCCTGGTTATATTGCTGCCGGTTATCGCGTGGTTTGTTTGTGAACAAGCGCCAGGAACCAAGACGCGGCCATTGTTTGGGATCATCGCCCGACCGTGCAGAGACTTGCATGCCGATCGATAGGTTGTGCTGCTGCATGATACCAGCAATTTGCTCGATCGCTGACTGCACCGAAGGATCGTTCTCACGCTCTTTCGGCGCATTGATCCAGCCGGTCAGCGCCATGCTGACTGCGTTGCCGTTCTGCATAAAGCCTTGCAGGTTTACGTTGCTGTTTCCCAGGTGAGGACGTTTCATAGTGTTGCCTTTCTTTTGTTGAATGCGTTGTAGAGTTTTTCGTAAAGGTCTGGGTGCTCTTCATTAAGGCGATCGAGTAGCCTGGTGTTGGTTTCGTCCCACTTCATTAGATCATCAAGGTTCTTAATAATCTTGAGCACTTCCCATTGCGCCTGGCACCATGCTACTGCGCGCTTGCGGCCTTCGCTTTCCTGCGGTGCTGGCTGTGGATCTGGCTGTGCCTGTGGCGCTGGCTGCTGCATCGCTTGCTCTTTGCGAGTCACTGCAACCATTTCATTTAGCGAGGCATAGGTGCCGCCGTGTAGGCCCAGGCTTGCCAGGGCGCGCCCGATCGCGCTTGTCTCTGCGTTCTCGATCGCGCTTGTTCTGTTTACATTGTTTGACCCCCTTATTTCTTCTGCGATGCCGCTGCCGATTGTGATCGCGCTCTTTGTTATTTTCGCTTTGACAACCACACGCTGCCCATCGTCGTGCAAGATCTCAGTATCGATGCCAAGATCTGTGCCGAATGCTTTGCGGAAAGCTTCGACGCGCACGAATACCTCTGTGTATTTCTTGCCGCCGCGCTGCACTACGCCATGCGTTCTGTTAAGGTCATTGACCTCGGCCATTGCCTTTAAAAGTTCTGTCATTCGATCTGTCCTGATAGCTTCTTTGCTTCCGTGATTACGTCTTTGTGCAGATCACGCCACACAAAACTCTCGCCAAAGTTTGGCTCAATAAGGCTAAGCAGTTCTTCCGTGCTTGCCGTTATTCTCAGCAATCTTTCCCGCCGTTTGCACGCCCTGATAATATCGTCCAGGGCATAGCGCAGTTCTTCTTCGGTCGGCTCGAAGATGCGATGCCCGAGCCGGTTTGCGTAAACAATCTTTGGGATCTTCCCTGATACATGCCAGTAGCCTGCAAGCTGCAGCATGTGCGGTGACTTGATCTGACTGGGCAGAGAATTAGCGCGCGGGCTATCGGTATGCACGTTTGAATCCCATTGCGTCTTTAGTTCCAGCCCGCCTTCCTGGTAGTCAGCGAACCCTAGATATGGCAGATCACAGCCAGGCAACCAACCCCGCAATTCCGTTTCGCCCACAATTTTATTGGCGCCTTTCGTTGCTTCGCGGATACCTTCGAGCGCGTTCTGGCACACCAGTTCCAACTCGCAGAAGCTTGCATCTTTCTTTGCCTTGCTACCGTCTGCAGTAAATCGACCGGCAAGCCTGCCTTCAACCTGCATCTTCACAAGATCCTGGTCGCGCCAGGGCCCGACATGAATTGACTGCAGTTCGTTCACTGCATCGGCGTAACTATCGCTTGGGCTGATCTCTTCGAGCAGCACGCGATCGCAATAGTTCTGCACCACACGCCCGCTCATCATGTTTATGTTGTCGTTGTATTGCGTGCGGCCCGTGGCGTCCTGGTAGTAACCGTGCCGATCGAGCAAAGCTTTCGCCTGGTCTACATCGCCTGGCTCTTCGCCCGCCAGGATTGCCAGCGCCTTCTTGCGCGCTGGGCGTAAGATGCCTTTGTCGAAGAACACCCAGTAGTCAGGCGTTGTTGGCTGGCTGTGGTGAAAGTAGCCTTTCTTATAGGCCCATGAGTAGTCATTGTTAAAAGCCATATGATCTCCTTAGAACGGGCATTCTTCGCCCCGTTTCCACCATTGGTCTGGTTGTGTGGACGCTGAGTTTTCCGCCCCAGTTGTGGGAGGAGGGTTTGACGGAGGCAGAACCCCCAGCGCCCGCAGAACAAGATCAAGGTGCGGTGGTATGGGGGCCGAAGCCCCCGCGTTGTCAGGAAACATAGCCATTGGCGCTGATCTTGTATTCGATGCCTGTCTCGGTGTCCTCAACCAAGATCCAGTTTTCACCCTGATCCGCAAACTCAAAGCGGCGAGACATGGTGACATCATTCTTCATGTTTTCAACAACGCTGACGATCGAGCCGCCCTTCCATGTGCAGCGCAGAAAGTTGCTTGCGCGGTCAATGATCGCCTGATCCAGCTTCTCTGGCGTTTCGTATGCGTTGGCTTGGTGTGTTGCGTAGATCATGTTTCTCTCCTCTGTGTATGGTGGGGGCCGAAGCCCCCTGCTGATTATGCTTTGTAGGGTGCGTGAAACAGGAAGCTGTGGACCAGATCAAACTGAAACCACTCCGCGATCTGGCCATCAGCATCGATAGCGCGCTTGGGGAACCAAGCCTCAGAGCAATTACCCTTGACCAGAACTGCCTTCGCGGTTTCACGAACGACAGCAACCTCTGTCTTGTTACCGCTCTGGCTGGTGATGATCATCGTTTGCATTTCTTTCTCTCCGATTTGCTTTCTGTCTTACATTGACAGTATCTGTCACCAGGTATATAACCTACTGTATAACTATGCAAGAGGAAAATTATGACTTTAGAAGAATGGCGAAAAAAGAAGGGGTTAAGCTATGTCAAGCTTGCTGCCTTGCTTGGCGCATCACATGCCACTGTTGCGCGGCGATGGTGCCTCAAGCGTGGCGAGAAGGGCAGGATGATACCGAGCGAAGATTTCATGGCTATCATTCAGGCAACAACCCTGGGCGACGTGACGCCCAATGATTTCTACAGGTGATCGATGGGCGGTAAGGCAAGCCGAGACAAAGGCGCAGCATTCGAGCGTGAGATTGTGAACTGGCACAAGAACATCGGCGTGGACGCTGAGCGCATACCGCTGAGCGGTGCAGTGAAGGGGAACTACAAGGGCGACATTCGCCTGGGCCCGACGCTGGGAATGCTGGCGGAATGCAAGCGCCGAGCGCGTGCTTACGGGGATCTGTATGCAGCGCTGGACCAGGACGATGCCGACATGCTGTTTGTGCGCGCCGATCGTGAGCGCACGCTGGTGGTTCTGCCGATCGAAACTTACGAATGTTTCTTAGAATGGATGGGATGGAAAAATGGCTAAGTGGGACTGGAGTAAACTTGAGTGGCACGGGCCGCTGCCTGACATCAGAAGCCTCAACAGTCTAGAAGATATTGCTTTTGCTGTTAGTCGCATCGAAGAACTAGAAACCGAAAACAAGCGCCTCAAGTCCATGGTTGCAGACGTGATAGCCGACACGGGAGATGACCCCGAGATCATGGCTGCATCACGGGCAGAGTGGGCGGCACGGGCGCTTGCAGTAGAGGCCAAGCTGGCGAAGGCGACGTTGGCGCTGGACGAAGCTATCTATCTGCTTGACCCAGACGAGGAAGATATTGCCAAGGAAACTGGGCTTCACCGTATCGTTACCATACGCGCAGAACTAAAAGGGGAGCCTGATGGCAAATAAAGAATATACCTTGCTTTTAACACAAGCCCCAAATGGCGGCTGGATAATCAGCAAAAGCGGCGCGGCATATATGTCCGACAGTTTGGTCGCCGCATACAGCAACAAGTCGCACATGCTTACCGGCCTATCCGACTTGATAGACGAAAGCGTTGGCGACGTTTGCGCTAACGATGATTTGAAAGGAGATAAGTGATGGAATATTTGACCATGCTTGTTTTTGTGGCGAACATCAACGGGGGTGAGGACATGCCGTTCCCGATACCGTTTATCACTGAAGCGCAATGCGAACAGGCGTTGCGTGCATCGACAGAACTTTACAAGATCTTTGATGATGACTGGCAGGAAACGATGGTGGGGTGTGTTCGAACAGATGTGGTAACGGGTTGGACGGTGCGGCCCAAGGCGCGGCCAGAGCATTGGAGCAAGTGATGATGCCGAAAGCGATAGTGTTTGACCGCGACGGAACTGCCACAATCCGCACCTGGTATGGCGCCCTGGTTGTCAATGAACCAGCGATCGCCTGCGAGAAATGCCACGGCACCGGCACGATAGAATACGACGAACCGATACCGGACTATCACAACGGCGGGTATCTTCGCTGCACCGAAGGCGAGTGCTTTGAATGCGGCGGATACGGTTACGTCCCGGCCCCCGAAGATGAAGAAGAGTAGACCATTTCACTGCATGGCCTGCGGTGCCCAGCATGACGTAAGCTTACCAGGTTGGGTAGCGCTGCTGACAGGCGAAGTGATCTGCGATCCAGTTAAACAACCAATATGTTGGGAAGCAGTCCATGAACTACATCGAAGAACTACAGCAGAAGTCCGCGCAGATCTTGCAGCAACGCTCAAGTATTCGCGGCAATCCAGGCAAACTTTACGCAGCATTGGCACAGAGATGGTCGCAACACGCAGGCGTGCCGATCGACGCAGCGACGGTGTGCCTGATGCTGGCAGACATGAAGATCGCCAGGGAAATCTATGGCCGGAGTGACGAGGATAACATCGTGGATATGGTCAACTATACCTACCTTTATGCGGACATAAAACAAGAGGGTTGACAAATGAAGCCACCGCGATACGCTAACGCGAACCCCTCCGGGGGAGATACTAACAATATAGTTAGTAACGATATTGAACTATATCTTTCTAACAATATTGAACTATATAAGACTAACAATATTGAACTTATTACTAACGATATTGTTAGTAATGATATTGTTAGTAGCAATATTGTTCGTAAACGCGCGCGCGAGGAAATCGTGAA